TGCACGACGGCGTCGCCGGATAGCGAGACGTTCGCCGTGCCGGGGCAATCCACCGCAAGCAGCGACTGCCGGCGGTCGTAAGAGATGCGCATGCCGTCGGCGAAGCGGATGGTGCGCACCGTCGGCGCGGCCTCCGGCGCCGGGTGCGCCGCCTGGTAGACGGCCGGCAGGCAAACGGCCTGGGCCGGATCGCCGCAGGGGGCCAGTAGCAGCACCTGCTCGCCGATCTCCGGGGCCCACCAGTCGATATCGCCGGCCGCACGGCGCGTCAGCCAGGGGATCCACCCGGTTAGCAGGTCGCCGCTGCGTACCCGCACGCGGGCGCCGGCGTAATCGGCCTCGGCCACGGTGCCGACGCGCAGCAGGTTATCCAGGCGCCGCTCCAGTTCGGCCAGGCGGTATTCCTCGGGCTCCCCCTTCATGGTACCTCCGGCAATTGGTCGACCAGGATATAATCGTCTTCGTGGGCGGCGCCGATTTCCGGCGCAAAGCCGAGATACAGCGATTCGGGGCGCACGCCCTCGGCGGTCCATTCATCGACCCCCATGCGCACGATCTGCTCCCATGTCACCGCCTCCACGGCCACCATCGCCGCGTCGAAAGCGCGCGAATACAGGTTGTCCACCCGCGTGACCCGGGCCGGCCGCACGCCGGTCAGGCCGAACCGCTGCCCGTCGAGCTGCGCCAGCACCTGCTCGGCCAGTTCCAGGGCGCTCACGGCCCGATGCTCGCGGCCGGCGGCGTGGCGGGTCACGCAATACGCGGCGAAGCGGCACTTCCAGTCCACCTCCCCGGTCTCCACGGCCCCCTCTCGATTCGCCCCGAGAAATGCCGGCAGCACCGCCGGGGTGGGGATGGGCACCTGCACCTCCATCTCGCCGCCGGTGAGCTGCCCGGCGTAGATTTCACAGGATCCCAGGCCGGGCATGACGCCCTTCAGGCGTGCCACCGAAGCATGCAATACTTGGGTCGGGGTCGCCATCGGCTACGCCTCCGCCAGGTGCGCCAGGATCAGCCGCGCGGCCTCGTCCTCGTCGCGGGACGAGAGCCCGAGAAAGGGCCTGGCGGGGATACCCGCCTCCTCGCGGCCGAACTGGTGCGTGGCGCCATAGATCCGGTCGGTGCCGAAGAGCAGGGAAGAAGCCGTCGTCTGATAGCGCAGGGTGCCGGCCAGCACGTCGTCGAGGACCAGGATCTTGTCCCGGTTGCGCTTCTTGCGCGCCTGATACCGCTCGCTCAGCGGCGCCCAGGGCTCCCCATCGGGGCTTTTTTGCGCGTCGAAGCGCTCCTCATGGGCCAGCATCAGGTATTCGCCGATGTCGGCCAGGGCCGGGCGCAGATCGGCGGCCCGGCTGGCCAGCCCGCTCAGCGCGGCTTCCAGCCTCTCTTGCCCCTCGATCTTAATCTTGACGACTGCGCCGGACATGGGTTATCCTTTTATCCGTCGGACACCGCGAGACACGGTGATACTCTCCCGGCCGTAGCCCCGTGGCCTGGTGCCGCGGGAGCGCCATGCGGGGTTTCCGCAAAAGCGGATGGGAGGCCCCGCCGTGGTGTCCGGTTCATTTTCGCGCAAGGGATAGTATCCTCTTGACTTCCCTGTCCCGTTTCGCGGCCTCACTCGACAGACGGCGGAAGCTCGTCAAAAAAACCACCTGCCCGCTCCTGGTCGCCTTTACCACTGTCACATACCCCTGGTCGTCCTCCAGTAGATAGACGGCCGACGTGTCGGTATCCTGCACCCGCGTCCCGCGCGTGATCGCTTCCTGGACGAAGCGGTATTCGCTGGCGACCAGCTCCTTGTGTCTGACCGCCTGCTTGCGCGCGGTCTCGGCGGAAATCATCACCGTTCTGGTCTTGGCGCCGATGGCCGCTGCGTCCGCCTCGCTCAGCGCGGCCAGCGCGAATTCTCCCTCCGGGGATGCCATCCAGCGGGCGAACGCATCCGATTCAGCCAACTGCGCCGCCGCTGTCCGGCCAGCCGCGTCCGATAGCGCCAGTGATTTTTCCAGCATGGCGCGAGACAGTTGCGCGGCCCGGGCGGATACCCCCGGCCGGTACTCGAACCCCGGATCGATCCCCTTCGGGACCCTCACTGTCCGCGGGCTCGGCCCATTGGCGCCAACGGTCTTTTCTTCCCACACCACCGGCGGGGCCTTGGCGGCCACTTTCAGCCCCATGCGCTCCACATCGGCATCGGAGACCATCAGCTTGCGGCATTTGCAGCCCCAGCCGTTTTGCGGGCTATGGGTGTCCCACCAAGGATCGTCCAGCGGCAGCACGATGCCGTCCCAGGCCAGGTGCTCGGGCCGGGGATGCTCGCTGCGCCCGTGGCGATATAGCCCGTAGGGCCGGTGTTTGCGCAGCTCGGGATCGGCCATTTGGGCTTCGCGTCCCGAGTGGTAGCTCTGGCGTAGATTTGTTTCGTAGATCACCCGCGTGCGCCAGTTGCGGCCCCCCTTGTACTGCCAGCCGCTTTTCTCGACGATGCCATCAAAGTCCTTGCGAAACTGCGCCAATGTCCCGCCGTCAGCCACCGCCTTGTCGACGGCCATTCGCAGATCGTGCAACAGATCGGCCTTGGCCGCGCCAGCCACCATAAAGGCGTGCTCGTGCTCGGCCGCGTACACGTCGGTCCAGGCACGGGTGAGCACCGGGTGTTTATCCCGGAAAAACCGGATCTGCTCATCGAAGGGCAGGCTGCCATAGGCGGTTTCGGCCATCTCAATACCGGTCCATGAAATCGGGTGAAAAAATCTTGGTGCGCGCGGCGATCCGCCCGCCGCCCTCGTAGTCGCCGGTATCCGGCGGATCGGGCGGGGTCGGCACGCCGAGGGTCACCTTGCCAGAGGACACGGCATCCAGCAGCTTGATCACGTCCTTGTAACGCCGGGTGCGCGCTTCGGGAATCTGGTCCTTGCGGGCAAAGAGGTTGTAGACGGCCAGGTCCACGGCGCACTTCCTGACCACGGCCGGCACGGGCGCCAGCGGCACGGCGTAGCGCCCGGCCAGGTAACCATCGATCAGCGCCTCGGCGTCATCGATGGCGGCAGCCGTCCGTTCGGCCACCGCCGCGTCGATGGCCGCCTGACGGGCCTCCTCGGTCTCGTACGTGGCGCCCCAGGCGTCGAAGCACAGTTGCGCCAGGGTCTCGGCCGGGATCTGATCGATCACGTCGTCGGCGGTGCAATAGGCCACGTCATCCTCCGGGTCAGCTCACTACCGTCGCATCGCAGATGCCGGAGCAGTTGGGGATCGGAAACGGCTTGCTCTCGGCGATCAGCTTCCAGCCGCTCGGGTCCTTCTGCTGGATCGGCTTCACAAAAAATGGCAACGGCTGGAGGTTGGCGTCCAGATCGTCCAGGGCGCAGTAGGGCAGCTTGTGGCCGGCGTCGGTGGCGATCATGCGCACCACCTTGTCTCCCAACACCGCCACCATCGCCTCGGTCTGCGGGTTGCGGTAGCGCTCGGCGCGCCGCCTCACCAGGAAGCCGCCCACGTTGATCCCCTGCTCGGTGATCTCGACGCGGATTTTGGCCGTGGTGACGCTGGCCTCGGCCAGGCCGAAGAGGGTCTCGTAGGCCGTCTTGCCGGCCCAGATCTCCACCGTGCCGCCGAACCCCTTCTCCTGGATCGCTTCCTGCATGGCCTGCAGCGTGGCGAACACGTCCTTGAGCTTGGCGCCGGAGGCGCTCCAGAGCACCGACGGGGACACCGCGAGGGTGGTGCCATAGACGATCTCCCAGGTCTCATACCCGCCGCCTTGCAGCTTCACCGGCCATTGTAGGGTTCCGGAGAGCGACACGGCGCACATGGCCTCCACGGTCTTCCTCACCGCGCGCCGCAGCATGTCGGTGCGTTCGGCGGCCCAGGCCTCGCGGCCGTTGATGCCCAGCAGTTGCAGGTTGTTCAGATCCACACCGGAAACCTGCTTGCTGGGCCGAATCGGCAGCGGCTCATAGAAAGCCACGGCTCCGGATTCTCCCGTGGCCGGAATCGACGGCGCCCCGCGACGCACCACCGGCAGGGCGTGGGCCGTCTCCAGGATCATGTCCGCGCCCACCACGGGCAGGCCGAGCTGCGGGCGGTCGGTGAAGATGGAGTCCATCACCGGCGTCTTGAGCACCGGCAGCGATTTGAGGTAGCGCACGATGGCGTCTTTGGCGAAAAGTCCAGCAATGTCGAACATGGCGTATCTCCTTTTGGTCTATTTAGGGCGATGCTTATGATGCGTAGATACCGTGTTTTTCCAGCCGGTCCAGCAGGGTGGCGTCCGGCGCCGCCTGGGCCGTGGCGCCCACCTTGAGCACGTCCTGGCGCACCAGCCCGAAGGCGACGTACTGGGCCGACCCGTTGCGGGTGGTGTCCACCGGCTCGTCGAGCACGCCGGCGATGGCCGTCACGTAGTCGGCCGTCACGTCAACCCCGTTGACTACGGCGGCGTTGAAGGTCACGGATACCGCGCCGGTGGCGTAGTTCACCGTGCCGCTGCCCCCGGCGTCTCCTGTCAGCCGACCGAAGCCGTCGTCTGAAAACGTCTCCACGCCATCGGTCACGGACACGCTGCCCGGTTCGGCCGGCGCGGCCGCCAGCGTGGCCGTAAACGTAGCCGCGCTGCCGGTGCCGGTGCCGAGTACCTCGGCGGATACTTCGGCGTAGGGGATCATCTCGCCGGATGCGTTTTTGGTGCAGACCAGCCCCATTGGCAGGTCTCCCTGGTCCGCAAGGACCTTGCCGGTGCGGATGATGTGCGGCTCACCGGCCCGCGCCCGTTCGTCGTCTCGGGTAAACTCTCCGATTTTCCCGTTGATTGTCATTTCAGTAGCCTCCTTTGGCTTGATTCGTCAGGTCGGATCATCTCTCATCGTGTGGTGTGCAATACCCCCTTACACGTACTTGGTCAGCCCGGCGCCGTCGGCGTCGGAGAAATTCGCTTGACCGTCCGCCGCTCGCTCCTTGGTGGCCAGCTCGCTGAAGATCGGCAGCTTGGCCAGGCCCTCGATGAAGTTCTTGAAAAACTCGTAGGGCGTCTTCTTCTGCTTTTCCTCGCCGAATTCGATGACCGCTCCGGCGTCCAGGCTGGCCATGAATTCCGGCAGGCCGGCGGCCATGCTCGGCGGCAGGCGGCCGTCCTTGACCAGCCCCTCGCAAAACGAGGCGATCTCCTGGCGTCGCCGGCGTTCGGCGAACTCGGCCTCGGCGGCCCGCTTGCCCTTTTCCTCGGCCGCCTTGGCCGCGGCGGCCACGTCGGCCTCGGAGAAGCTGCCTGCGGCGGGCATCCCCTGGGGCAGCTTGTCCGGCAGTGCATCGTCCGGGACCTTGCTCGCGTCGACGCCCATGAAACTCAAAATCCCCTTGATCTGATCCTTGATCGACATGTCTCCTCCTTGCGATTTTAACGGTTCCGAGAAACCGGATCCGGTCTCGGAGGCAGTGACGTCGGCCTCGGCCGGCGCCTTGGCCGCCTCGGCCACCTCCGAGATGACGTATTCGGGAACCACGGCGTCGGCGGCCTCCTTGCCGTCCTTGCCGATCAGCCACTCCCTCAGGCCGCGCAGCACGCCGGCCAAACCCGACAGCGCCCAGCGCGTTTCACTGTCGCCGAACTCGAACGTGGCCGCCCCGGCGTCGGAAAAACGCATCTCCGCAAGGCCTTTGACCGCCGGCGGCATGGCGCCGAGAAACCCGACATGGCGCAGCCTGCCGTCCGGGTAGAACGAGGCCGAGCGTTTGGGAAACCGCCGGTCCTCGACCATGCCGGCGAAGGTCGGCTCCACGTCGCGGAACTTGGCCAGCAGCACCTTGCGGCCGCCATCGGTCGCGGCCTTCACGCCGGCCACCCAGCCCCAGGCCGGCGCGTTTTCGGCCGGATGGCCGATCACCACCGGCGGCTCGTGGGTCTTCGGATCGAAGCTGGCCACGGCCCGGTCGATCAGCGCGTCGCCGTCGTGGGCCCGCCCGGCGCTGTCGATCTGCGTTCCGCCGGCAAATACCGGCACCCAGTCGTCGAACCCCCTGAAATCGATCTTCACGTTGCCTCCAATGCCGCCGCAACCACGTTTAATTTCGTCCAGGATCGCTTAATGGCCATCGACCCATGTCAACCTACACGCCGGCGCAAGATCGTCCGTCCTGCGCTTTTCTGGCGCGGCCGCCGCTACCGGCCGTCCAGGATATCGCTGCGTCCGGCCATGTGGGCCACGGTCAGCGCTCGGCCGATGGCTTCGGCCAGATCGGCGGCGGAAGCCTCCGGGTACAGCGCCGCCAGCTCGTCGCGGATATCCTCCAGGCTGCCGGCACTGGCGACCAGGCGGCGCACCGCATCGATCATTGCCGCCAGCGGAGCCGCAGCGGCGGCCTCCAAGGTGTCGGTCATGGCGTCCACCGGGTCCGTTTCCGCCTCGGCGAACTGACCGCCGGCTGCCGCCGGCGACCCGGCCTCCACGGTGAACTCGTCCTCGTGCAGCCCGTAGCGGC